GCAACGAGAGACCGCCCGAAATGGCGGAAACGCAGCAGGACGCTACTGCGTGGCTCCGGGATACATGGCGCGCTTGAGCCTAGGATCAAGCCCTACGCCCTCGTTGCGACTTTTTTTATAATGAAGCAACGATGCCTAACGTGGAGGTCAGCAGCCGCGCTGACCACTTAACAACAGAGAACCCTGCCGTTGCGCGGTCTGCTGCACCGTAGGGTTAGGGGATTTTAACTATGGAACAAAGCAAATTGATGGAATTCGTAAACGCAAGCGATAGAGAGCTGCGCGAATTTCTTGAGAAAAACCCAAAAGCCGCCAAGTTCCAGCGCCTTAATTTTAACGACAGCACGACACAGGAACGCATGATGCGGGTTGGAATTGAGGCCAGACATTGCGAAGCTAAATCAGAGGATGATATTTTTATGTTGGCCGTTGCAACGCTGCAAAACGACCATGTGAAAAACGAAAGAAAGCGCTTAACGGGTCTTACCCCTAACGTCAAGCATGAGGGGGCGCCGGCATTATCGGCGCTCCCGCTCGATGCGCCTGTTGGGCGCGATGAGGGGTAAGACATGGCAACGATGCCACGCGGGATGGTCCTCGCCGTACCGGCCACGCTGCACCTGGACTCCTGGGCTGGGCGGAGAACCTACCAAATCCGGGTGACTGGAGAGACGCGGGAGAACTACCGCTTTGAGGCGCTGGAGGATATTCCGATGCCGCGAAGGCGCTGGCTGAAGGTTGGAGAACATGGGCGCGCGCCGAAGTCTGCCGTGACGCCCAACGCCAAGGTAAGCGGCGTGCCGCCACAGGACTAAAAGGGAGCGATGAAGATGGAGCAACTGCAAGCGTTTGACGGAGGCACATGCGGCACGTCCGACTCGTGGTACGGAACAGCAAGCGGTGCGAACCCAAGGCCCCCAACGGCTGAATTCAGGGGCGGGCGGCTTTTTGCCCGTCCACTGGAATGATTTGTTAGAGCGCTGTTACAACAGGAGAGAACATGAAATCACCAATGCGACAGGCTTTTGAGGCATGGCATGGGTTTGAAGTTTGCGACGAAATGGACATCCAAACGTCGGTGGCTTGGGATAGCTGGAAAACCGCATGGCGTGCGGCATCACTGGTGGAGCGCGAGGCGTGCGCTAGGCTGTGCGACAGGGCTGCACGAGATGACGTTGTGGCAAATGGGAACCTTGGCTGGACAAGCTCAGTTACACCACCAGATAAGCTTGCAGCCGGCATACGGATGCGCTCTAACGCAGAAATCAGGGGCTGAGCGTTAGCGAAGTCCCGCTGGATTGACGGGTTATGCCCCGCCTTTCGATGAAAATATATTTTAATTTAGGGCTTGACAGTAATTAAATATAGGGCTAGACTGTGTTCATGGTTAGCGATTGGCGCGAACCGATTACAGGAGATACGAAAATGAGCAAATTACACAATATGGATTTGGCAGGGTTTATCGAATGCGCAGCTGCAGGCATTAACCCGGAGGATTGCAAAATCGAGGGTTTCGCGGAGGCCTGCTACAACGACAACTCTGTTTCAGAATTAATCGAGGCTCTGAAATCACTGTCGGCAGATAAAACAGATTGTGAAAACTGGAAAATAACACCCTCACAATGGCGTGGCGAAATAAAAAGCGCTCTTGAATATGCGATGTTTCAATATGTATCAGATAACGACCTGAAATGAACCAGGGCGGAGCAAGAAAGGGGGCCGGGAGGCCTCCGATTGACCCGCGAATGGTCAAGGTTCCGGTGGGGTACAAACTGCCCCGCTGGCTCGTTGAATGGCTGCGCGAACAGGATACGCCAGCCGCTCAGTTGATTGAGGACGCATTAAAAAAGCGGCACAAACTGAAACCGCCCGAAGGGGCATAACGCACGTTAGCCGACAAATGTCGCGTAACTACGGAGTGAAAATGGTGGCAAACAGAGCTACATGGGGGGTAAAAGAACTTGATACTGGGCTAATTGTCGCCAGGGGCAGCGTCCCGACAGCAGATGAGGCAATACGCGAAGCTGCGCACTACGCGATACAATATGGCCAGGATGGACCTGTATGTTATTGGGTGAAGCAAGATGGAAAAATACTTGTACAAGGTTCGCTGAACGGCGTGACAATTGTGGCGACACCAGACGATGCAAACTAACCCACTTGCAACCGTCGAGCACATGCTAGAGATCGCCAGGCGCTTGGGCTATATCCGCGAGGTAGTGGAATCCTACCAGACATATCGGCGGATAGGCTATACTGTAGAGCAGGCGGCGCAGATGGCGTTAGCGGATTGGGAGGACGAGTGACAGCTAAATTAGTAGTGCTCGACACCCCAAATTTACGCGATGTCCCCGCTGGGCTGCGTAGATTGGCTGACGATCTAGAACATGGCCGCGCAATGGCGGTCGAGGCCATTATCATCACCCGCGATGCTGATGATCATATGCGATATTACAGTTATGGTAATATCGTCGATGTTGCCCACGGTATTGGTATGCTACATATTGCTGCCGTGGCGTTAGCGTCGGGCAATCTGGAGGATGATTGAGCCTACAATTATGACTAATGCGCGATATGCACTCGCAAAACTAGCAGGCCGTGTGCCTGAGCTGGGCGCGACGCGCGGTACTGATCGAGCGAGCATCACGCCCGAGGATGTTGCTGCGGCGTGCGCAGGACTTGCGCGGGGGCCGTATCTGATTGCATTGGCTAAATACGCGCATGATTGGTCAGGCATCGCGGAGTTGGAGCGCATTATCTGGCTAGAGGTCGTAGATATAGCGATCCGTCCGCCTGACGGCAGGCCATGGCGAATACCCGTCGGGCAGGAGATATTGCGCAATCTAGGGCGGGCGGCGGCGCTGGAGGCTATTGAGGAGCCATTGTGTGATGAATGCTCGGGGCGGCGTGTGATATTCCTCCCCGGGGGGTTGGTCGAGGATTGCGAGGCGTGTGCAGGGACGGGACGAGGGCGTTATGGCGCGGTTACACTGGCGGCGTCGGTCGGCGTATCATTGCCAGACTGGGCGCACGTCTGGGGACCGAGATACGCAATTATAAGCAAAATCCCGTATAATTGGCTATATACGGCAGTATTGCATATTAATCAGAGATTAAACGATGATGGTTGACGAACGGTAGACGTTTTAGGTGAGTCGCAACGGCTATTACTCGGAGTCTGTAGACTTTGCACGAGTGGCCTAACGAACAAAGCTCAGGCGCGGCGTAGCCGTCGCGCTGGAGCACCGTGTTGGGCACAGGCCCGGATAGGAAATGATGACTGAACTCTATATGTGCCGAACGGATTATGACCATGAGCTTGGCGCTGCGATGGGTGGAAATGTTGTTTACCCAAGCGTGGAAGATTTGAAGTTGCACCGGGGTTGCATTACGGAATGCGGGATTGTGGCGGTGCGCGTTGAGTTTGTGCGCGTAGTTGAGGAAGGGTGCCTGCACGGTGACTGTGACGAGGTGCCCAACGCCTGAATTCAGGGGCGGGCGGCTTTTTGCCCGTCCACTGGAATGATTTGTTGGGCACGGAGCAACCAAAGGGGAACGATATGGATAAAGAAACGGTATTGTTTTGTGCGGACAAGGTGGCAGGTCTTGCAAAAGCCGCTGGCTATTTTGCGGCCAATGCGGTGGCACCAACAGTGAAATTAAACGCGCTTGTTCGCCAGGAGATTTTGCTAGAGGTTGAAATGGTCTTGCGCAAAAGCGCGAACGGGACAGGTTATTGTGGCACGTGCGGGCAGTGGACGAATGGGCCATTAACTTGCTGCGCGAATGACGGTGACTTGCCGGAAGTGTCTGAGGTGGAAGCGTTTGCGGTACGCGCAAGCAGAGTGCCCAACGCCATAGCTCAGGGGCGCGAGCATAGCGAGCGTCCCGCTGGAGCGGAGGGTTAGATGCTGCACATTTACATCGAGACGATGCAGCCAGCGACCGGCTGGACTGACACACACAGCGGCGATCCAATGCAGATGGGCTACGAGCCGGAGAAACTGATTTACACGGACTGCTGCGGCCAGCAACGGCCCGCGAAAGACTGCATGGTGCAGAGCTACTACGACGGCCTGAGCGTCTGGTGTGCGCCGGAGAAAGGCTGCAAAGACCCGCAAGTGATCGCGGAGAAGAAGGCGAAGGAGTTTGCGACACGCAGCGCAGGGCAGAAGGCGCGATGGGCGAAGGCGAAAGCATCTAACGCACGTTAGCCGACAAATGTCGCGTAACTACGTGGAGAAAGCCGACACACAACGCCTAGGCCTAAACTAGGAGTTGACACCTAAATAAAAATGTGCTTTACTTGCTTCGGGACATTCCGTCCATGAATTTTATAAACCCGCCAATTGTGCGGGTTTTTGCGTTTAAGGGGGTTAATATGGCGAAAGGAAAAGGTAAGGGCAAAGGCGGCAAATGAACCTCCCAATCACCTACGATCAGTTCATTGAGCGGTGCATCCCCGGCGATGTGGTATTTGTAGGCAAAGGATCATTTGTTAGCTGGGCCATACGCACGATTACGGGGAAGCCCTATTCGCATTGCGGATTCGTTACGCTCAATGAGGCAGGCCAATGGATGATGATTGAGGCCGATCCGCATGAAGCGCGAGCGGTACAGCTATCGGACTACAAGGGTCGTAAGTTGGCCATCGTCCGTCACCCGGTCCCCTGGGACGATATCAAGACTAAAGTATGGGAGTCCATCGGGACTGACTATGCCTACTCTCATCTCCTGTGGATCGCTCTGCGCGAACGTCTAGGCGTCAGGATGAGTTACACCGCCGCCAAAGAATACTGCTGTAGCGAGCATGTAGCTCTGAATCTCATCAAGGGCGGACTCAAAACCGCGCCCGGTCATTTGATATGGCCCCTCGATTGGCGCTGTTCCCCCGGTCGACTCGCTGAACAACTGGACGCAATGGGCTACCCAGTAATCGCGGAGACTGCGTAATGGCGCGCAAACAAGTGTCTAGGCAGGTCGATGAAAACGGCCTCACGATTAAACAAGAGGCATTTTGTCGCGCATTTGTCGAGACGGGTAACGCGAGCGAAGCCTATCGCCGTAGTTATGACGCTGAAAATATGAAGTTTTCCACTATCAACAGCAAGGCTTGCTTATTGCTAGGGGGCGACAAGGTGAGAGCAAGAGTGGACCAATTGCGTGCTATATCGACAGCAAAGGCGGTCAAAAAGCTCGAGATCAGCAAAGAATGGGTACTGTCCGAGCTGGTAGATAATGTCCGCAAGGCGAAGGCCTCCGAACCTGTGCTGATCAATGGCGAGCCGTCGGGAGAATATCAAATAAACCTGGCGGCGGCGAACAGAGCGCTTGAGCTGATCGGCAAAGAGCTGAAAATGTTCGTGGACCGTAAAGAGATCAAGACCGGCCCGTTGGACGACCTGGACGACACAGACCTGCAGAAGGTAGACGATGCACTGGCCGAGATTGAGCGAGCTTTCACCGGCAGCGGTAAAGGCATTACGCACTGAGATAGCACGTAAGCAATCCGAAAACAAGCTTGTCGGCTATCGGCCATACAAGAAGCAAAGTGAATTCCACCGAGCGGGCGCGAAATACCGGGAGCGATTATTCTCAGCCGGAAACCAGTTAGGCAAAACATGGGCTGGCGGATTTGAGACCGCCATGCACCTAACGGGGCGATACCCAGATTGGTGGGAAGGCAAAATATTCAATTCGCCAATCGTCGCATGGGCGGCCGGCGTGACCAGCGAAGCGACTCGCGACAACCCTCAGCGTATTCTGATGGGGCGAATAAACGCGATTGGTTGCGGCGCGATACCCAAGAAGGCTATTAAGGAGTATTCCTCAAAGCGCGGCGTGGCTGATGCTATCGACACCGTGGTTGTGCTCCATGGCGGTGGAGCTGATGTGCAGGCCGGGGAAAGTTTGATCGCATTTAAGTCCTACGACCAGGGCCGGATGAAGTTCCAGGGCGAAACGTTGCATTTGGCCTGGCTCGACGAAGAGCCGCCGCTGGATATTTACAGCGAAACCCTCACCCGCACGAATACCACCAGCGGCATCGTGATGATCACGTTCACGCCGTTGTTGGGTATGTCGGATGTAGTGGTTAGGTTCCTAACTGAAAGGCCAGCTGGAACTCACGTCACAACGATGACAATAGACGACGCTGAACATTACACCGACGAACAGCGTAAGGCCATTATCGCCAGCTATCCGGCGCACGAGCGAGAAGCGCGGGCAAACGGTACGCCGATGTTGGGTAGCGGAAGGATTTTCCCGATGGAAGAAAATTCGATCAAAATCGACCCGTTCAAGATACCGGCGCATTGGCCTCGAATCAATGGGATTGATTTTGGTTGGGACCATCCTGCGGCGGCAGCTTGTTGCGCCTGGGATCGTGATAGCGATTGTTGGTATGTGACGAATATTTACCGGCAGAACGAAGCCACTCCGGTGGTTCAGGCAGCCGCCATTCGTGCATGGGGGCCGTGGATTCCAGTAGCATGGCCCCATGACGGCCTACAGCACGACAAGGGGAGCGGGGAGCAGTTGGCGCAGCAGTATAAGCGCGCTGGGCTGAAAATGCTCTCAGAGCGCGCTACGTTCGATGACGGGACAAATGGCGTTGAGGCCGGGGTCATGGATATGCTGGAGCGCATGCAGACTGGGCGATTTAAGGTGTTCTCGACCTGCGCGGAATGGTTTGAAGAGTGCAGGATGTATCACCGCAAAGACGGCAAAATTGTGAAAGAGCGCGACGATTTATTGAGCGCAACACGATATGCGCTGATGATGAAGCGGAAGGCAATCGTAAAACCAATGCAAGAAACTGAAATGCGGCAGCGTGCGTTTCAACCATTTGACGCGACAATAGGGTATTAAGATGGCAAATATTATAGATTTCAACGCTGTGAGCGTTGCCGCTAACACGACTGGATTTGCGAGCAACGTAACGGCGGCGTCATGGACGTTGGCTGCAAACAATAGCGGCGATTCACTGGCACATTTGGTGACGGTGCATAACGACTCGATAACTGACCATAGCGCGAAAACTATCGCCCTGGTTGGTACTGGCCCTAACGGTCAGCCGCAAACCGAGACGATTGCCGCTCCTGGCATCTCGGCTACCGTAACATCCACTAAATATTTTCTGACCCTCACGTCTGCAACGCCGTCCGCAACGATTGGCGCCGACACGTTCGATATCGGATGGTCTGCGAGTAGCGTGACGGCGTGGAAGTATCCAAAAGATTTCAAAGACCATGTGTCTATCGGGATTGGCTGCATCGTTACTAGTGGCACTCCGACGTTTACGGTTCAGCACATGTATGGAGACCCATCGGCTACCGCGTTCAGTCATTCGGTCATCGCGGCGAAATCGGCTAATACCGACGGAGTATATTCGGACCCTATCCGAGGCATTAGGCTGGCGTTCACAGCGGCTGGTGGCGTACACATGATCGCGATACAGTCGGGCGTATGACGGAAATTGAAAGTACGGCAGAAGATAGCCAAGAAGTCCCTGATGACGAGATGATCGAGATGTTGCCCGAGGATATTCGGGCGAAAATCCAGGCGATCAAAGAGCAGCGGGAAGAGCAATTGGCGACGCTAACCGTCAGTCTGGTGAAGAAGCGCAAAAAAGCCGTAGAGTGGCGTGAAAATACTGGAATAGAGCAAGAGTGGATGGACGTCGAAGATGCCTACGAAGGCATCGACGACGCGAATAGGGCAACCGAAAACACCGCGTCTATACGCATGGCCAAGCCGAGATCGCCAAATGGCGGGGCTATGATTACATCCAGGATGGTTAGCGCCACTAGATCAACCGTGTTTCTAAACATTACCCGGCCATATGTCGATGCAGCGGCGGCGCGAATATCCGACATGTTGCTGCCGACAGACGACCGGAACTATGCGATACGTCCGACGCCTATCCCTGAGTTATCGCCGCAAGATATGCAGCAATTCACCCCCGAGGTGATGCAAGCGAATGGCGTTTCCACCAAAGAGCAGTTGATGGAGTTGATTAAGGCCGAGGCTGAAAAGCGGGCCAAGTTGGCGCAAACGAAAATCGACGACTGGCTTGTCGAATGCCAATACCACGGTGAAGTTAGGAAAGTGGTGGAAGATTGCGTCCGGCTTGGTACCGGGATATTAAAAGGTCCCGTACCTGTGTCACGCAAACAAATGAAAGCCGATGTCGTGGATAATCAGATCACGTTGATATTGTCTACGGCAATATCGCCGGAATCTGTTTGTGTCAGCCCATGGGACATTTATCCCGACCCGGCATGTGGCGAAAAGGTCAAAAATGGCTCATTTTTATATGAGCGATCCCTTTTAAGCGCGCGGCAGTTGCGTGAATTGCGTGACCAGCCCGGGTATCGCGCAGACGAGATCGACAAGGCATTGAAAGAAGGGCCTGCCAAGATCAACGTTACCAGCGACGGGCGCAGAACTGGCGAAGATGATCGGTATGAGGTCTGGTATTACTACGGGCAGATATCAGAGGACGATCTCGCCCTGGCTAATCAGACATACGAAAAAGGCGATAGCGCAAAACGGCACGTTGATGTCGTTTGCACGATGGTCAATGACAGGCTGATCAAAGCCGCGCCTAGTCATTTGGATAGCGGCGAATTCCCGTTCGATGTCGTTCCATGGCAGCGCCGCACTGGGATGCCGTTTGGTATCGGCGTAGGGAAGCAGATAAACATCCCTCAACGCATGTTAAATGCCGCCACTCGAAATATGAACGATAATGCGCGGGTTTCCGGCGCTCCTCAAATTGTGCTGAAAAAAGGCGTCGTGACTCCGGCGGACGGCGTAATGGAAATAACGGGCGGTAAGGTATGGTTTGCCGACCCAGACCAAGACATAAATGATGTAAGGGGAGCGTTTACCACCTTTGACATCCCGTCCAGACAAAATGAGTTAATGGCAATCATTCAGTTCGCGCTAAAAATGGGCGAGGATGTCACTGGCCTGCCGATGCTGATGCAAGGCAGCCAAGGGAAGGCCCCCGACACCGTGGGCGGGATGCAGATATTAAATCAAAACGGCAACACCGTATTGAAGAGATTTGCTCGCATATTCGACGATAATCTGACCGAGCCGCATATCCGCCGTTATTACGAGTGGGTGATGATATTTGGTGACGAGTCAATGAAAGGCGACTTCAAGATTGATGCGCGTGGGTCTACGGCGCTAATTGATCGGGAGATTCAGCGGCAAGTAATTTTAGGCATGGGGAGTATGGTGGTCAACCCCGCTTTTGGAATTGATCCGTTATTGTGGGCAAAAGAGTTTTTGAAGCTCAATAAAATTGACCCAAAGAGCATGGAATTAACGCCTGAACGCGAGAAAGTAATCGCAATGCAGGCTCAAGCCGCACAACAACAGGCATTTTTGATGCAAATGCAGCCGTTGATGCAAAAACTTGCAAGCCAGGAACGCATTAAGGCGGCTGAACTGGATAACAAAAAGCAGATTCAATCGGCCGACCAACAACATGACGCACAGAAGTTTGTTGCCGATGTTGCCCTAAAAAAGGAAATGGGCAGCGGGGTTAATCAATGAAGCTGACAGCCGAGGAAAGAAATTCCTCAACCTGGCTAAAGGTGAAAGAATATTGTGAAGAAAGATTGTCGAGCCTACGGACTCGACTAGAAACGGATTTGGACGAAGTAAAGACCGCCAAAGCAAGAGGCGGTATTGCTGAACTAAAGGTTTTGTTGGCGGCTGATAAAGACCAGCCCCCGACGATAGGTAGCGACTCGCTTTAGGGCTGGTTGCTGAATAAAGAGTAGCCCGCTTTAAGCGGGTTTTTTATGGGTAAAACAATGAGCGAGAATCAACAGGAAGTACCGGAACCTACCGAAGCTGAAATGCAAGCTCAGTTTGAACTAGGATTCGCGGGCGGAGACAATCCCCCTGCCACTCCGAAAACGGACGAAGTAATCGTTCAGCCGGTGGTAAAGGAAGAGGCCAAGAAAGAAGATGTAATCAGCAACGAGGAATCCGAACCGGCGCCTGTATTGATGGGCGGATTGGACGAAACAGCGCTGAAGAACCTTCTTGCCAAGGCAGCGAAAGTTGATTCAATTGAAAGCGAACAGATCGCCACGCGCGATAGGTTGTACGGGAAAATCGGCGAATTAAATCGAGCAATACAGGAATTGAAACAACAGCAACAGACGCCCGCCAAGCCGGCCGGTGTAAAACTGTCGGCTAATCAATTCAAACGATTGTCGCAAGATTATCCAGACCTAGCCGAGGCGATTGCTGAGGATTTTGCAGAGTTGAATGTATCGAGTGGCGAGAAAGACCAGCCAGTTGATATTGAGGCATTAATAACGCCTCGATTAGAAGCTATCCAACAGCAAATCAAAGCGGAATCAGAGCAGCAGATGGAATTGCGCCTCATGTCATACATGCGTCCATCGTGGCGTGATGACGTTCAATCGCAAGATTTTACCCTGTTCAAGTCGCAGCTATCCCCTGATGTATCGAAGAAATTCGATGAATCGTGGGACGCTACTTACATCAATGACATTTTATCGCAATATGATGCGTGGAAAGATAAAGCCAATACTCCTAGGCAGGATAAATCAAAGCGCCTTGAGCAAGCTATTCAACCGCGGTCTACAGTCGCCGATCATACGCCATCCGATATAGACCAGTTTGAAGCTGGTTTTAAATCGGTAAATGGGCGAAAACTCTGAGGTAATTAACCATGGCTATCCAAACCTATACCCTAAATGCAGGTCGTATTAACAAGTTCAAGGGCGAAATTCTCGCTCATGCGCAACACGTCGAAGTTCTCGGCATTACTGGCCAGAACAGGAAGATGCCGAAAATGAACGGCGATACCGTCGTATATCGCCGGTGGTTGCCGTACGGCGCAACGTCCAGCACTGCGGCTACTCAAAACCGCCCTGCGGCTACTGCGGCGTCGCATATCCTGGACGAAGGTTCCACCCCCACTGCCGACTCCCTGACGCCGGTGGATGTCAGCGTAACATTGCAGCAATATGGCTGTTTGTATGGTGTAACCGATAAGACGGTCGATCAATATGAGGACGACATTCCTCAGGAGATGAAGCGTCAAGTCGGTGAACGTATGGGCCTGGTCCGCGAGATGATTCGCTACGGCGCCATGAAGGCATGCACCAACGTGTTCTACGCGGGTGGCACGACACGAGCCACGGTAGCGGCGAAAATCACGATCCCGTTTATCCGCAAGATCACTCGTAATCTGTTGTCTAACCATGCCAAGATGATTACGCAAATCTTGTCCCCGAGCGCGAACTTCAATACCGCACCGATTGAAGCGTCGTATTTGGTTTTCTGCCATACCGATTGCGAAAACGATATTCGTGAATTGCCGGGCTTTGTGAGCGTTGCAGAATATGGTCAACGTAAGCCGGTTCATGAAATGGAATTGGGTTCGGCGGACCGTTTCCGTTTCATCGTGTCGCCTGAATTGGCGGCGTATGCTGATGCGGCTACTTCTGGCGATGCTGTCGGTTCGGGGTTCCTGTCGACTACCGGCACTTATGCCGACGTGTATCCGATTATCGTTGTAGCGGAAGATGCGTGGGGCGATGTAGCGTTGCGTGGCGTGGATTCTGTCGACCCGACTTGGATTCCGCCTGGCGAGAAAGACAAAAACGATCCGCTGGGTCAGCGTGGTTATGTCGGCGCTAAATTCTATTCCGCTGCGAAGGTTCTAAATGACGGCTGGATGGCAATTGGCGAAGTCGCTGTTGACTCGTTGGCTGGCGCCTAATATGTGAGTGGGGGGTAAGTCCCCCACTTACTTTTCAATTTTAAGGAGAAGCACGATGCAAGCACATTATCCTAGCACGGGCGGCACTGCCTGTTTTTCTAAGGCTGGTCTGGCCGAAGGGACTACCTCTGCAACGATCAAAACCGCCGCCCCTAACGGCGCGGGTACTGATTACGCCATTCTTGGCCTGGGCTATCATAAAGTCGATACAGACAACATCGCAGTTACTGCGCATACGGTACAAGCGACGGAAACTACATGTCTGTATTTGGTCCAGATTAATTCCAGCGGGACCGTATCGACCAAGAAGGGCGACGAAGTCTCTACCACGGAATTGACGGAAGGCAGGGCGGTATTGAAGTGGCCAAAGCCGGATGATTCCAAATGTCCGATTGGCGGGTATAAGGTTGCAGTTGCGACTAGCTATACCTACACCAACGGTACGACTGATCATAGCGCTACCGGAATGACGGTGACGTATTATGATTTTGTCGGTGGAATGCCGCAATCGCCGCTAACTGCATAAAGGGGATATTTTATGGCTAATCTATTTCGGCTAAAGTCGTTGGCGGCAAGCCAAAATGAAATTGATCGCGTAAGCGATGCAAGTACGCGCATCGTAAACGTGACAACCTCGACTCTTATTGTCACGCAACGTAAGCACGATATGAAGGTTATAACGCTGAATCGTGCAGCTGGCATCGCAGTAACCCTACCTGTTGCGACTGGTAGCGGCACTGTGCTGAAGTTCTATGTTGGTACGACTGTTACGTCAAACTCAACCACGATCAAAGTTGCTGATGCAACTGACATCATGGTGGGGAATATTATCGCCAATTCAACTGGCGATACTCCTGATTTGGCGCAGCCGTGGCCAACGGCGTCGGATTCTGACACGATCACGTTGAACGGCACTACTACTGGCGGTATTGCTGGCGACTTCGTTACGTTGATTGATGTCGCGGCTAATAAGTGGTCTGTGCAAGGTGTTACTAGCTGCTCCGGTACTGAAGCGACTCCGTTCTCCGCGACTGTGGCGTAAGAATCTGCAATCCAACCAACAAGCCCGGCATAATGTCGGGCTTTTTTATTTGAGGTGAAACATGGCACGTCCGCGTAAAAATCTTGATGCAACCGAAGTCAATATCGCCCAAGGGACGCCGCGCGTAATGTCGTCATTTGGCGATGCTGATTTGTCTGATTCTGAAATAGAAGTCGTCGACGGCCCGAATATTAGTGACCGGGTGAAAATGGAAGCATTCATGGCGGAAAATGTTGAGGTCTACGTTCATGACTCCACCGACGAAAACGCAGAGCCCCTTATCCAAGTCGGCGTTAACGGTAGGAATCAATTCTTTGAGCGTGGCACTCAACAGACCGTAAAGCGCATGTTCGTCGCCGCCTTGGCAAGGGCCAAGCAAACTACATACAAAGAGCAAGAATACCTCGATGCTCGTGGTAATCGAGCTGTTCGTTATATTCCTCGAACTGCGCTTAAATATCCGTTTTCGATTGTGTATGACGCCAATCCTAATGGTATCGCATGGCTAGAGAAAACATTGGCTGAACATTAATGTCTACGACGATTCAATCAATTAGGCGGCATGTAGCAATGAAAATCAAAGGCTGTCCTAATCCGATTATCGACCAAGAGATTGTTTTCGCAACAAGGGAGTTATGCGAAAAATCCAAGGTATGGAAAACTGAAGAAAGCTCGGATGTCGTTATAGCAAACCAGGGAGACGTTGCATTGACTGTAGACGCTACTAATGCGGATATCGTCAGCATTGATTACGCGACGTATGATGGGTTTGAGTTAACGCCAACGACCATTTATGAAATGTCAGAGTATGTATCGAGGTGGCGAGAGCATACCGGAACGCCAACGCATTACATAACGGATTTGGTCAATACACAAGTCCGCTTATATCCTATACCTACCACGACGAATGCTACAGGTTTTGTTTATTCTCTGACATTAAAGCCTAGCGAAAGCGCCACAACGATAGAAGATTTTATAGTCGAACAATTCCTAGAAACGATAGTAAATGGCGCGTTATCTAGGCTATACATTCTCCCTGCAAACGAATGGACAGACGGTAACATGGCCATGTATTACGATAGGAAGTTTAAGCAAGGGATAGATTTGGCGAAATTCAAAGCAATGTCTGGATTTTCGACAACGTTAAATGGCATCAATTCGCAAACACTAGTGTAAGGTGAAAATATGGCAAATTTATTTTATCCGCTCGGCAAAAAGCATTTTGCGATTGGCGATGTTGTATGGAAAGCATCGGGCGGAAGCACCGTCAGGGCGTTTCTTGTGGATTCTACCGCATACACTTATAGCTCTACGCATGAATTTTTAAGCGACATACCTACCAATGCTCGGAAAGGCGCGAGTGGCGGTACGGCGATTACTGATGGCGTATTGCTAACGCTGATAGATGCGGCAACTAACGGCGTATTAGACGCCGACGATATCACGATATCCGGTATTTCTGCCGGGTCTGCGTTGCAGAATGTAGTTATTTTCAAGGACGGCGCGACTGACGCCGCGAGTCCCCTGCTGTTGTTTATTGATACGGCCACGGGACTTCCTGTTACTCCTGACGGCAACCCCATTCTAATTCAATGGGACAATGGGGCGAATAAGATAGGGGTCTTGTAATCATGGTTGATCTGATTATGCGAAGAGACGGAGTCGGCGGAAGCAGAAGTTGGGATTCCAGTCAAAATCAAGGTGGCGGCGGGTCTGTAAATATTACAGGCATTGCAGGAACGAGAAGCGACGGCGCCACATGGACATATACCGGCACCGGATTTGGGACTAAGGCTAATGGCAAACCCCTATATTGGTCAAACTTCGCATCGTCTGTTCAACCATCCGCACTAGGATTAAACGCAAGCTGGCCTTATTTGAGTCCTACGTCGGCATTGTATACGGGGACGGTTAGCGGGAGGACCGGCACATTTCTTAGCGATGATATATCGAAAAGCTCGGGCTCGATGGGCGTTGAGATTGACAACATACCTTCGACTGATTACATGTTTGTTTCCGTAGATAAATGCTACACGTTCGATATTGCCACTAATTTGGGACCAGCCGGGTTAAATCTAAAAATCTTTCGCATTTGGCCTGATCAATTCGGGGCTACGATCCCGTGGGGCAACAATATTTACGGAGCGTATCAAGGCCTAGAAGAGCCTAATTCGTTTCGTTCTACAAATGAATACTGCCAAGCCACTGGATACGGTACGCTTATTAAGAGAAATAATAGCGATGCCCTGTACCAATATAATCAATGGGACAGATATCAAGTAGCGTTTAAAGAGTCTGGACTTGATACTCAGGATGGTATTTTCTCCATTTATCGCAATGGCGTTAATTGGATGAAGAATTGGAAAGATGACGCAACAGGCACCGTATATGCCGCCGAACGTCAATGGGTGCTATCCACTTCCGCCAGGTACAACAAACATACTAAATTTGTTTTCGATCAGGTTAGCAACGGAACTGGAGTCGGCCCATTAGTTCTATATTATGACAGGATTTACGTCGATAATACGTGGGCAAGAGTGATGTTATCGAATTCCTCTACGTTTGCCGCTGCTACTGATTTAGAAATGCAAATACCTCAGACATGGACATCCACCCAAGTTACAGCGGTTGTTAATTATGGCAATCTAAACCAGGCGGCGCCGATTTATGCATACATCGTAGATGCACTAGGCAATGTTAACGCCAATGGAGCGTTAACGTGAGCGATTTTTCATATAATTTCTCTGCACAAGTAACCGCCAACCCGTGGACAGGGCCTGCAACTCTTCTTAAATTGTTCTCTTATCCTGACTGGCAAATTGTCAATGGCACTGGCCTTCAATCAACGACGGCTTATAACTCGATTTGGTTTGCTCATAACGTAGATTATGTAGGATCGGCGACGGCGATAGTGGCGGAAATAACCATTCCGTCTACCACTATTTCGTCCGATCATCCTGCGGCGGGTATATTCGTCAGGACAGGAGCCAATGCTGGAGCGGGGTATAATTTAGAGTTAACGACATCGACTACCGCTAACCTTCAATCTATTGCGACCAACGGCGCCAGAACGTATTTGGCTGGCATAACATTAGGCACGATTACCACATCGAGTTTAATCGGATTGTCCTATGTGCCGTCGACCGGCGTATTGACGGCAACGGTTGATGGAGTATCGAAAGGTACGTTTGTTGATACCACATGGGCAGCAGAAGCTAGTTTGGCGGCTGGCGGATATCTATACCAAACAAGCGGCGCACAAACACAAGCCATTTCGACGTTTGCCGGAACTGGAGTTGCGGCGGCAACATCGTTAACGTCGATATCTGGCGACGATATATTGGTAGATGGCGAAACTCTATCTTCGTATGTCGGTACTGGTTTGAGTGCGGCCAATGACATTAGGGTAACAAATAACGGAGATAGCGTAACCGCCACTTGGTCGATTAGCGGCCAAACAGCAACGGGTGGTATTATCTCGGCGGCGACGAGGGGGAACCTCCCCTATACGGACACGAATCATGTTTTAACTGCGTATGTGCGAGATGTCACCCCGTCAAATTTGGCGAGCCGAACAATTACGCTACAAGTCCCGTCGGGATATGTTACCTATCAGCTAGACGAAGCATCGGCAATTAAAACGCTTGGTGATTCCGGTCTATACGGCATTGGAACCATACCCGTAAAATCACAGGTTAAGCTTCCTGTCTCATACAGCGGGAATACCATAAATTATGAACTAATAAGCGGTATATGGACTGGCCGCATATCGTTTGCAAGTTTCATAATTCCGACATCTATTACTCTAAATGGCGAGTACCGCCCTGGTGATACTGGGGTATGGCAAAATCTTACAATGGTTTTGTACTCGCCGATAGTTGTAAGCGGTATCGCCGATTCAAGTATCGTCGGTAATCCGACCATAAAATTCACCAAGATAATTTCCGTCAGTGGCGTGGCAACAAGCGCGGCTGTAGGAACCCCGACGATAGTGCAAAATACGTTCAAAGTAGGCGCTCCTACTTTATATTCTAAAACACGCACGCATTTAATATACTCCACTAGGAGACAGTAGATGTCCGTTTACAAGCAACCCGTTGAAGATTATCGAGTAACTATTGATTGCTCTCGATCATTGTCGAGCAGTGAAACAATTACAACCATATTGGCCACGGCGATTGGTAACTCGGATGGGACGGCGACAACCGCCGCGATATCGTCATATTCGCACAATAATGCGCAGCAAATCCAGGTGGAAATCACTGGCGGAGCTGATGGCGATGTTTTAAAAATAGAGGTCGATATTCAAACATCGGTCCAGCCTCGCATTCAAGTCGAGGCGTGGCTTCCGGTTATTGAGATTTAATAAATAAAATGTCCGATTATTCCTATGACTTCTCCGCGCAAACAACGGCGAATCCATGGACAGGACCGGCTGAACTTTTAAAGTTATTCTCTTATCCCGATTGGCAAATCGTTAATGCCGTTGGTTTGCGGTCGACTACCGCCTACAATAACATCTGGTTTGCCCATAATGTAGATTACGTCGGTGGCTCGTCGCAAATTCGCGGCGGCATAACAACGTTGTCAACAACGTTTTCCGGGAACTACCCCGGCGCCGGAGTATTTGTCAGGTCGGGGGTCAACGCCAACGCCGGGTATATGGCGTATATAACATCGGCGACAACTGCGTCAGTTCATCGAGTAGCGACTAACGGCGCTTTAACATATTTAGGAGGCGTTACTCTATCCGGGTACAGCGCCGGGACGTTATTTGAGCTAGGTTACACCCCTACTGGTGGAGCGCTTGAGGTTTATGTAGCGGGGACGGCTCAAAGCGCCGGGCTCACTGATACCACGTATAGCAGCGAAACCGTACTTGCCGCTGGGGCCTTTCTTTATCAAAACACTGGCGTACAAGATCAGGAAATATCCACCTTTACTGGTACCGGCGTTTCCCCGTCGCACCTGACAAAGACGGCGACATCTAGTGCAGCGATACAGATATCGTCGACAACGACTGTAACGTCGTCATTAGTAATGCAAAAGGCATTGAACGCTACCGCAACGGCAAATGCTGCAATTCAGGCAACATTATCTCAGACGGCAACTGCCGGTCTTGGCATTGCGATAAAACCTACACTGCAATCTATAGCGTCACCCAGGATCAAAGCTGCATTAACGAAACTTGCGACTGCGAGCGCTGCATTGCAGCAATCATATACGATAAGCGCTACCGCAGGATCGGTAATTATATATTCATACCACGAAATAACCGCTACAGCGAGTGCCGCCATTGTACTGGCCAATGAAGCTATATCAATCGCCAGTATTGCGATAGAAAAAGAATACGGAATAACGGCAACCGCCGGTGTCATTATCACGGACGCTAAGGAAATAATCGCAACTGCATCGGCGGTTATACAAAAAAGCACAACCGATACTGCGACCATTAGCGTTGCTTTGCAAAAAGCACTAACAGCTATCGCTACTGCGTCGGCGGCAATTCAGATTGAATATGTATTGTCGGCAACTTCAGATATTGCGATAAGCAAAACGTTAGCGTCAATATCGACTGCGACATCTGCAATACTGAAACAAAACCTTTCTACAACGGCAACGGCAGGAATGGCGTTAAAAAGCGTATTGTCGAAAGTAGCTACGTTGTCGACGATAATAAGCAGGGCTATAACAAAAACGACAACCGCAAGCATCGGAACAAAAAAGAACGGGATATTAAAGACATCTACCGTAAGTACGCATATCGTCCCGTACGGTGAGACATATTGCTCGTTGTCCGATTATTTGAACGATGACGTGACAGTATCTGATTTGAATTCATATGTTTCTATTCAATATCTACAGTAGGAGATCGTAAATTATGGTTGCAACAGTATTGGTAGGCGAAAAAAATGGTGCAGGCGGTACGTTTACGGACAAGACATCCGGTATCGTTCGTTTCAAGAACGCAGATAATCCAACTGTTGACCTCGTAAATCCGATGGTGGTTCCGGTCGCCGGGACTGATTATAGCTATGAGAAGTGGCTAAAAATGAAAATAGGCGGAACTGGCCCCGCCAGTCAGATCACCAATCTGAAGTTTTATACTGATGGCGCCAACAGTCTAGGAACAGGAGTAGGATTATATGCAAAGGCGGTTACAACGTATGCAACACCGGCAGAGGCTACGGCAACGACTGGCTACACAGACGCTTTCACGTATACGTCAGGCTCACCCCTATCGTTAGGCGCAGGACCGTACAGCTCTACTAATACAGAAATGGGCGACCATTGTGTAATGATTTGCACGGTAGATAGTACCGCAGGTCCCGGGACTCCTTCTGACACACTGACTTTTGGTTACGACGAAATTTAACCAGAAAGAGCGATTACAATATGTATACGCGGATAGTTGATGACGACGGGACAAGGCACGGAATATCGCATGATCAAACGATTCACTTGATGGTATTTCCGGATGGTGATAATGAGATTTTCCAACGTCATGCGATTAAATGCGGCATTACTGGTGAAGTTTCTAAGCAAGTCACATGGCTGGTCGGGTCGTTGAATGGCGTGAAACTCTACTGTATGGAAGATGGTAAATTTGTCATGACGACCAGGGAGATTAATCCATAATGGCCACCATACAACAAGCCATTACCCTAGCAAGATATTTGCTAAATGATACAGTAACGACGTACGGATATAGCGATACAACGTTATTGCAATACGGGAATGACGCGATTGATGCTATCTCTGTCGCTCGACCTGAGTTGTTTAAGTCGTACATAGAAATAACGTGCATAGCCGACAGGGCGGAACAAACGATAAATGTAACCGATAGCTCTGGTCTCGATTCTGTTATCAGGGTGAAAGGCGGAAATAGTGTGACCATGATTGATCGGGACATATTGGATAGATTTAAGCCTGATTGGCATACGATGGCGTCGGCGGCTGCGGAACACTGGATACCGATAAAAAGCGACCCTATGAGATTCTTGATTTATCCTCCTGCGCCTTCTGGTCAGATATTGGTAGGGGTTCACGTTGTTAAGCCGAAGGAATATACAATCAGCGAAACCCACCCGTTATCCGACGTATATACGAGCGCAATCGCTGATTATATCGTTTCAATGGCGGCCGGTTCTGAGAATGAACGCGCAGACAATGCACTTTCTTCTAAGCACCTAGGCTACTTCCAAGCCAAGATCGGCATATCGAAACAAACGAACGTCGGGGCATGAAAACCAAAATACAAGACGTGGAAACCTACTGGGACAAGATAACAAAATTGCTTCATGTCCCGTTGATATCATTTATTGGGATGACCGTTTGGCAGATCAAGATACAAAACGAAACATCTCTTTTAAGGATAACCACACTTGAACATACGGTTCAACAGCATGAAGTTCGCATTAGAAATATAGAAGATTATCAATTGGTAGAACAAACGCAGGACGCTAATAAAGACCCTAAGCCGAAAAAGCTTCACGAAAGAAACATAAGCATCATGTCCAACAAATCGCCATCCGACAGGCGTAAATTGCGCCAAGAAGATCAAGATGAGAATTGATTATCAAGCGTTCATAGGCCAACTTCCAAGAATATCGACCGAACTTTTGCCCCCAGCCGCCGCTGTTCAGGCAACAAATTGCAAACTTTGGACAGGCGAGGTTCAACCGATAAAGAATTACAAGCAAAATTTTGCATTAACGAAACCAGGGACCATCAAAACTATTTACCTTTTCGGCGGCTTGTACTGGTTCCACGATACTGCGGATGTTGATTATGTTCGCGGCCCTGTCAGCGGGAACACGACCAATCGTACATACTTTACAGGCAATGGGGCGCCAAAGGTAACGGACAACACCCTGGCCCTCACAGGGGGCGGGACGAATTACCCGATCTCTTACTACACTCTCGGCGTTCCAGCGCCTACCAGCGCCCCTAGCGCGGTTGCAGCCGGGGCTACGTGTAATCCCGGAGACGAAGAAACAATAGCGTATGTGTATACCTACGTTACTGGCTGGGGGGAAGAAAGCATCCCATCACCGCCTTCTGCCAATTTAACGAGGTGTCCGGGGGATACGGTTACTGTCACGGGTATGGGAGTCGCGGCTCCTGCTGGGAATTACAACATCACCAAAAAGCGCATTTACCGTATTCAACAGAATCAAACGGGGTCAGATTGGCAATTTGTCGATGAAGTGAACATTACCGATGCCACGTATGTTGACACTGTTGCGGATGCTGATTTGAATGAAATTCTTACATCGACTTACTATGACGTACCTCCTACTGATATGGCGGGTTTAACCATAGGCCCGTATGGCGTTATGGCGGGGTTTACGTCAAACAGCGTTTGTTTCAGTGAGCCGTGGATTTTCCACGCATGGCCAGCCGATTATCAATTACAAACGACATATGCCATTGTAGCCATCGGCGCAATAGCTGATAGCTGGATAGTGTTGACTGAGGAGCGGCCATATTTAATCGGCGGGCAAATACCTTCTCAATATTCAATCCGTCGATTAGAGACGGATCAAGCCTGCGTCTCCAAACGTTCCGTGGTGAATTTTGGTGATATTTTAGCTTATGCATCTCCTGATGGCGTTACGATTATCGACGCCGCCGGTAACGCTTCTATCGCCACTTCTGGACTATTCACGCGCGATGAATGGCAAGCATTGAAACCTACTTCAATGATGGCGGTTAGATGGGAAAAGTATTACCTCTGCTTTTACGACACAGGAACAACTACTGGCGGGTTTTATCTTGATCCTAAGAATCCAGAATTTGTTGCATACACGAACATCTACCCACTTGCCAAACACAATGACCTGGTATCCGATTTGGTATACTTAAATGTGGGCGGTAATGTCGTTGAGTGGGACAACAATACCACTTATCTTACCTATACATACCGACCGAAGCCGGTTGTGACCGTAACACCTATTCGACTCGCGGGGGCGAAAGTATGGGCTTCGAGTTACCCGGTAACGTTTAATATGTACGTCGATGGAACGTTACAATATACGTATTCCGTCCCTGACGCGAAGCCGTTTCGTTTCCCTTCCGGGTTCAAGGGAAGGACATGGCAGCCAGAAATAACGGGTACAGCTAATGTAAAGCGAATATCTATGGCATCTACCATTGGAGAATTAAACGATGGCTAGTTGGCCGTCTTTGCCTAGTCTGGCCGGACTGGCGAAAGAGGTTGCCGCTGCGATTGGACCGCTAAAGGAGATCATCGCCAAGATGACCGGACAATCTGGCACATGGCGCGACCAGGTGGTCACAAAAGGCGATTTGGTTGATGGAGGGTTAGCAACCTATCGTTCCCCTGATGGGACCAAGCATCAAGCAAGGAATGCGTCCGGGAATTTAATCCCAGTCCAAGAAGGTTCGGCATATTTCAAAATACCTCCGGCAGTTACTAGCTTGACGGCTACGGGAGCATTTGCAAGCATCTTTTTAGAATGGACGGCACCTGTCTACCCATATATCGCGTACTACAACATATATCGGGCAACCACGGATGATGTCGGGGTTGCAACGAGACTTGGGACCACTACGGATACATTTTACGCCGACAACATCGGAGAAGGTACTGGGTCTGCTCCATATTACTATTGGGTGTCGGTTACGTCGCAAGCGAATAATGAGGGGCCAAAGAACGCGCTCGCGGGGGTTATAGGGCGAACATCCTACAGCCAAACTTACGTCCTATCCGTTCTCACGGCGAAGTGGCAAGCGAATCATGTTTATTCGGCCAATGGATATGTTATCCCAAATCCGGTGAGTGAAACGGGGCTATGGTATAAAACCACCGCAGGGGGAACTTCGGGTGGCACTGAGCCTACTTGGCCAACCGTACTAGGAAATACGGTAGCAGATGGTACGGTTACATGGACCGCTATTGCCGTCCCTACTGAGTTCCCCCCGTTCATGGTAGGCGAAATAGACGGGCAGCCAGGAATCATCATCAATAAAGCGTGGATTGGTGACGCTACGATCACAAACGCTATGATCGAATCGTTGGCTGCCGATAAGATTACGGCTGGGACTATTACGGCGGCGGTTGAATTATTAGCGGCTACGATTACCTCCGGGTATATCAGAACATCATCGGGAACCGGACAACGGCTAGAGATAGATGATACAGGGTTTTTCATCTGGGCTGGCACCGGGAGCAAGACGGCGGCAAATGGTGTCTTTTCGGTCAGCGATACCGGAGGCGTTCAATTTAGGAAATCTGATGGAACGCTAATCCTTGCTTCTGACGGAACCGGATATGTCGCAACCGATGCCGCCGCCGGTGCGACATTCACAAGCGCCAATGCCGGGGCGTTAGCTTATGCGAATACAGCCAACTGGCAAACACAAGTCTCCGGGACGGGCAAGCCAAGCGACAATGCAGACAATACAAAGGTCGCCGTCGAGGCCGTCCTTTCAGTAAATGACGCCGGGGCGATCCGTAATATAAGTTGGCCGACCACGAAGAAAATATCGCTTGATTTCGCTAATCAACTACTCGGGATCGGGACGGATGATTGGGCGTCCACGAATGCTAAGATACTGTTTCAATATAATAGCGGGACGCCGCGTGCAAGTATTGGCGACAAGTCAGCAGAAAAATATATCGAATTCGATGGGACCGATGTTAATGTCGGATTGAACACGAATATCAGCGGAGCGGACGCAGTAGGCAATAAACAAGAGTATTTTTCGTCACGCTTCAGCGATATTGCTGGCGAGTACAAACAGACTACGCGGGCAAGTGGCACCGTAACGTCTGGGCTCGATGCGTCGGTATATCAGCCTTATTGTAAGCTACACTTGGCGGCGTCCGCGAATTCATATGCGGCAATCGAAAAGCACACGTTTTTTACTTTTAACGGAGCAATACAGGGAGTTACGTCGCGATTAGCGAGAGTGTTATTTACGCTAGGCAGTTCGTGGAGTTCTGGTATTGTCTCTAATTCGATGCCACCATTTATTATAAATTTAGGCGGGTTCGGATATTTAGCCAATGGAGTCGGAATATATCTAGGCGACGACAAAAAATTATATGGGTATTCAACAAAATATCTCGTCAGTACATCCACATGCCTGCTATACGATTGGTCGGCGGGCAGCCCGCAAATAGGTGATATTTTGATGGATTTTTCATCTGGCAATTACGTGAAATTTTACAACGGTCAGACTCGCACGCTGCTCGGAACGATCACTACGAATTTAGCCAGTTTCACGCAAGGCGGTGATACAATATTCAGCGCTTACGTGCAAAACCCGCTAAGTGGCACATATAGTTCAATGGACGTAACGCTTTGGAATTTGCGGATGGCATATTGAATGGAAATCCGTCTCGCCAACGTTCGCGACATAGAAAAGATGTTGCCAATGTGTTCCGCCATGCACGCCGAGTCGCGCTATCGAATTTATCACTACAGCCAGGAAAAAATGAAAACGCTCATCGAGCGTATGACGACGGACGATGACTCCATCGTACTTGTGACTGAGCGCAACGGTGAAACAATCGGGATGTTTTTGGCGACTATCGGGACGCACTTTTTTGGCGATGATCGCTATTCGTCCGACGGGTTGTTGTATGTCGTTCCAGAGCACAGAGGAACAAAGGCGGCGAAAAATATGGTAACATACTACGTGTTGTGGGCAAAAAGCAAGGGCGTGAGCGACATACGTATTGGCGATACCACCAACAACAATCCTGAACAAAATGAAAAGTTTTACCAAGAATCAGGGTTTATCCGCATTGGCGGAAACTTTCTCTACGAAGGAGGCGAATAATGTGCGGAGCAGATTTTGATAACATGATTAATGGAAAAACAGCTTCACGCCAAACGGCGTCTGCTAATAGAGCCATTGATTTGCAGAATGCGCAATTTCAAGAACAACTCGCATATGCGAAGCAGCATGACGCCGAACAACAAGCGCTCGCTCAAGCGCAATTTGATTATCAAAAGCAGCTTGCCACGCAAACTGACGCAGAACGAAAAGCCCAATCCGATGCGATGATGGCTGAAGCGACATTGACGCCAGAGAAGATTGCCGAGGCCACGGGAGGAGCGGCGGGGACTGTAACCAAACAATTTGACAATGCTCAAGCAGCACAGCAACGCGGCCTTACGGCGATGGGCGTCGATCCCGGGACCATGAGATCGGTGAGCGCAGATAGAAGTTTGGCGCTGACAAAAGCGGGTGCTACTGCTGGCGCGATTAATTCCACTCGATCACAAATGCGCGATATATCACAACAACGGATGGATAATGCGCGACTTGTTAGAATAGGCCTGAATCCGCTAGCGTTAAATGTGACAAACACAAACATTGGCCTACCAAGCGCCACCTTAGGCACGATGAGCCAAGGCGTTGGGATGTATGGGAATCAGGCCGGGATGATGTTTAATCAAGCGAGCGCGACTAGACAAGCCGGAATGGGTCTTATTGGTGACGTTATTGGGGCCGCAGCAAAAGTCGCTGGGGCGGGGGCTGGAGTCGCTGGGGCGGGGGCTGGGGGATAATATGGCTGGATTTGGTTTAAGTAATGCTGTAGATGGTGCCATTAACGCGTATTACATGGCGAAGAATGATAAAGAACAAGAGGCTCGCAGACAATTAGAGCAACAAAACGCAGAACTGCAAAATCAGCAGTTAAAGAATCAAGTCGATTCTGAAACGCGATATAAGCAAGGTCTATCCTCTGCCTATGATCAATCAGTACAGACGAAGCCATATAAATACGACCAATTCGACCAAAACGACGTAATACCCGGAAGTGATGGATTGCAGTCTATTGCCGGTGTCGACAAACAGAAGTATCTCACTGGCGCCGAACAATCTGCAATGGCGGCTGGACTTCCAGAGAAAGCGGATATTTTGAACAAAATGCGTCAACAGGACGCGCAAGAAGGATATAAGCAAGCATGGCAATATGCCAAAGCTGGTATGTGGGACAAGGCGAATGAAGTATTCAATTCTATGGGGGACAGCAGGGCGAAGATCGATCCTCATCCTGGGTTCCCCGATGGTTCAGTAGCCTTGGTCACGACCGATAAAGGCGACCAATCGGCGATTGATCTTAATAAGTTTGGTCAAGCGATGGGGTACACCTCTAACAAAATAACGACATTAGGCGAAGGACAGCAGGCAATAGACAGTTCAGGAAAGGTTGTCGCGTCTAATCCAAAAGGCGATAAATATGTCTTTACCGACGCTGGGGTCTTGGATCAATCCAGCGGGAAAATCACCCCGCTTACGAAAGAACAACAAGCGGCGATGGCTAAAAAGGGGTCTGTTGGCGGGTCGACTTCTGGCAATGTCCAGTGGGCCGAATGGTTAACTAATAATGTTTTCGGCGGTGATCACGGCGCGGCGGCGAATTATATCAAAAGCTCAAGCGGCAATCCGATAGATAATAAGACTCGCTTGATGCAAGCCATATTGAAGCATGATTCGGATAATTACATACAACGCCCATTGCCAGAAGTGTTAAAAGAGGTAGACGATACGTTTTCGGCGATGGCAGGAGGTAGGATCGTAGGTGGCGGGGTTCCGGCTCAAGGCGAGACGCCAACTACCGGGGTAGCAAATATTTCTCCTCCAAAAGTGGCCATTGATGCGTTGCGGTCAAATCCTTCTTTGGCTCCACAATTCGCAGCTAAATACAAGGTCGATCCGCGCCAATTCATCCAGCAAGACAATGTTAGTCCGTCACAGCCTTCACCTTCTTCTGGCGGATTGACTAGCATGGTGGATCGTATTCAAAGAGAGAAGCAACTCAATGCACAATTGAGCACTCCGCCAAATCAAGAGCAAATTAGCATGGGTAAAAAGTTCGGACTGCCATCGACAGCCACAAAAGAACAACGCGGCAAGGATTATAACTCAATGGCAATGGCCTATACTAATGTCATACGAGACGCAAATTCTGGCAAAGTCCCTCAATTGGACGACTTGCAGAATGCGCTTAGATTTGCGCAGGGTAAAAACGATACGGCAACTGCCAAACAAATCACTGACATTATCAACAGATTCTACAAGTAAGGGGTTAATGTGGCCAATTTCTTCGATCAATTCGACGAACCGCCTGCTAAATCCAATTCTGTCAAAGACCGATTCGAGAATGGGACTCCGCAGCGAGATTACCCATTAACTGGAACAGGCGATCCTGCGCTGGAATCCTACCTAAATCAAAGCTCCAAAGCACAGTCAGGGAATTACTTTGATCAATTTGATGCGCCTGAATCGTCGAAACCTAAGTCCAGCAAGGAACCTGGCATATTTTCAGATGTTGGCAATGAATTGCTGGCGGGAACCGGAAATATATATTCAGGCGGATTACATGCGGCGGGAATGGCATTTGATGCTCTTGGCTGGGATGCGGCAAAGGATCAGGCGAGAAAATGGGAACAAGAAACGAATGAATCAGTAAATAAGTTTTTGGGGAATTTAAGCTCCAAGCAAAAAGAGGCTAATGCCAAAAAGTTTGTTGAGCAAACCGGCCCCGACTGGACAGACATTGCCCCCGGCCCAGCATGGAAAGACCCCAGGGCGATTATCGGTAACGCCGTTCAATCCGCCCCATCTACAGCGGCCAGCATGGGCATTGGTTTTGGCCTATCAAAAGCCATCGCTCCATTGGTAAGCAAAGCACTTCCCGCATTGAGCGCAGCAGCCACCGAGTCGGTTACTGGCGCGATTGCTTATGGCCTTGGCGAGGGTGCAACGTCTGCGGCAAGCGATTCTGAGCAAGTGGCCAATCAAATCAGATCAATGCCAGAGGGGGTACTTCAGACCTCTCCGACCTATCAATACTACTTGCAAGATCATAGTCCGCAAGACGCCCGCGAAAAGGTAGCGATGGATGCCGCCAAGCGGACTTTTTGGACTACCGGGGCTGTAACAACCCTACTTGGTGCCCCAATGGGTGCCGTGTTTGGACGGATGTTTGGCAAGTCTGGTCCTGTCGCCTCTAGCAGATTAAAATCGTTATTGATGGGCGGTCTTGGCGAGGCCGGGCAGGAATTTGCCCAAAGTGGCGCGGAACAGGCATTGCAGAACGAAGCCACTCGTAAATACGCCAATCCGGCCCAAGATATCAAGGAAGGCGTGATCAATCAAGCCGTCGCTGGGGGTATGTCGGCATTCCCAATGGGCGCAGGTGCTGGCGGGCTAAGTTATCAATCCCCCACTCAAGCGAATATCGAGCAACCGTCAGAACCATCGAAAGCCCTGCCGAATCTCGGACCTAATCCGATGGTTGTGTTTCCAGACGGCACTACGGCTAGAAAGGGCGAAGTCGATGACGCCATTGCAAAATTGGAAGCGAGCGGAAAACAAGAAGAAGCGGCTCAATTGCGCGCCAAACTCTTTGGTTATGCACAACAGCCCGCTGATCAAGAACAACAAGCGGAACCGGCCGCCCAACCTAATTTCTTTGATGCCTTCGACAATCCGCCTCCTATCGGCAAGAATGCTCCCCAAACGCAAGAGGTCTTGATCCAAGGCATTCACAAACAAGCCGTAGGCCAAGATTACACTCAAGCATTAAATGAGCGCCAGGCGCAACAGGAAGCCGAACAGGCGCAAAAGATGAATCAAGGGTATGACCAAGCGGAGGCTGAACAACGCAATACCCAAAGCCGCTTGGCTGATCTTATTGCCAAAAACGATACTGAACAGGCAAGTGAGCCTAATGCCCTTCAATTGGCAATGAACAAAGCCAAGGTTCAATCTCAAGCCAATATTCAACCGGATGATATCATTCGGCCTAACGGTCAGCCATTTCCGAGTCGTCCGGCAGTCGACTTCCATATCAAGGCCAAGAAGCTGGGAGACTATGCTCCCGTTCAACTGGCCAAGGGTCAATGGGTGGCGAGAAAGGTACAAGCGCCGCAGGAAGAAGTGTCCGCTTCTCCACTTCCCCCTACTTCAAATACCCGCCTTTCCCTACTTCGAATACCTACTCCTAAACCAGGGATTCAGTCGTCCAATATTGAGGCACAACCTACAATATCGGAACCAGAATCGACGCAGACCATCATTCAAAAGGCTGCGACAAATTACCCTACTTTCGATAAATACCAGTCATATTTGCGAGGTCGATTGGGGAAGGATGGGATAGCCAAAAACCAGGACATTATCAACCAAGCGTGGGATCAACGAGCAACGCCAGCTAATCAGCCCAGCGCCGAAGCGGCAACGGTTTCGTCTACCCAGGAGATGCCAGCCACCGCCGATCAAGGGGCAAGCAATGCTGGTGAGAAGCATGTTGCCGACGTTGGCAATATGATCGGGAAGCAGAAACAAGCAAACGAAACAGCCACAATCTTACCTAAGATTACTGCGGAGAAAGAGATTCTTGAAACCAGAACACCAATGGAAGTAGCGCAACCAACGGCAGTGCAAAGAACTTCGTTTGAGACGATCACGCTTAACGGTCCCAAAAAACTTAAAGGTAAATTGTACGAAATGCCTGGGTATAAAGGCCCGCAATTAGCTGTTGTAGAATACAAGTCGCCGAGAGGCCAAGGGTACCGCGTATATCTTCCGAAGAGCGGGGTAATGCTTACCGATAACAATGGAGTTGGCAAATTAAATGATACGTTGAAAATCGCTGTTCAACGCGTTTCATATGCTAAATCTAAAGCGCAAGATAACAAACCAGCCGCATCACAGAATGCGGGCGGCGCAATCAATGAATCTGCTAAGATTGGCCCCGTGAAAGACAACCATGGGTCGGGCGACAACCTCACTGATTCAAAACCCCTTCAGCCCGATAGTGAGGAATTTAAGCAGTGGTTCTCGGGAAGCAAAGTTGTTGATGCTAACGGAAAGCCATTGATTGTATTCCATGGAACGAATATACAGTTTGACAAATTCGCAACAAATCCAGAAAGGCGAGTGTGGAATGACGATGCATCTCCAGAAGGACTATTCTTTACAGACAATAAAGATGAGGCCGGATTTTACGCCAGTACTGCTGAGAGAAAGAATGGCGGAAATGCTCATATTGTAGAGTCATACCTATCAATACGTCATCCACATTTTGTAGATAACGACGACATATCAAGCTATATCAGAGATTGGCTCTATAAGCTTCAACAGAATGACCCGGAACAATATGACTTCATGGCCAGTACAAAAGCATACGAACTGCCTGAGTATCAAACCGGGTTAGCGCTTGCGATCAAAGACGCCAAGAACTCAGGTAAAGATGGGGTAATTTATACTAGCGAACTAGAAGACGGGACAAAGCAGAGGTTTTTTGTTGTATTCGATCCGGCACAGGTGCAAATCGCAAACCCTAACCAACCCCAGCGCACCCAAGGCGCTGCCGCCCAAGACCCCCCGCAGTCCGCGCCGAAGAAAACATATCAGCAATTGCTGGATGAAGCGTTGGCTGGCACGAAACCGATTTCCGAATCCGACAAGTTGCGCAGGCAGGCAGACGCACTGACCAAAGAAGCCATGAAGATGATTGGCGGAGTCGAGCCGGGGCAACCGATCCGCTCGACCGCTGACCGCAACAAGCGCGACAAGGCGATGGAGAAAATGGCAAAGTCTGCCGATCTGCTGCGCCAGGCTGATGAACTCGACGCTGCCGCCCAAGAGCCAACGCCAGCGGCGGAGCGCGCTCACCAATATCCGCTACCCGGCACAACGTCAGAAAGCCACGAAAGATGGCGCCTTGTTGAACAGGGCCGCGCCGAGCCGGACGCTGACCAGCGCAAGCTCATGGACGCAGTGGACGCTGCGCGCAAGTCTGGCATCAGCTCATACAATGAGGCCGTGGATCATGTTGTTGAGAACCTGAAAGGCTACCTGCCAGAAATTGCCCACACTGGCGATGGCAGCCCAATCAAGTCGGAAGTGATTGGCGCATGGAAAGCGCTGGACACACAGGGCAACAAGAAGGCCAACGACGAGGCCAGAACCCGGCTTAACCTCAGCGTCGGCCAGAAGATCGGCAACATCACGCCAAATAGCGGAAAGATGCTGCGCGCCGTTTATGTTGAGGAAGTCGGCAGCACGCACTACACGCTGGTGGGAACGGCAGGCAATAAACAGGCCAGAATCTCACTTGACCCGACGGGCCTTGAGCGGGCTATTCAACGTGCGCAACCAGATAAGGTGGAAGCCGCCCAACAGTCCACCCAATCCCCGGAACCTGAACAGCCGGCAGAAGCGAACAAGCAGCCATGGCAGATGACGCGAAAAGAATGGGACGCTGCGCGTGAGAAGGTTCGTCCAGAAGTCGTGCAAAGCGATGTCACCAAAGCCTCTTCCTCGCGGGCCGTAGCTAATATCAAAGCCTTGGAACATTTGTTGTATGGCGTGACAGATACGGCAAGCGAGAAATTGCGGGCCGCCGCTAAGGGCGATATTTCGCTCACTCCTGACGAAGTCGAAGCCCTTACAGATCGCCTTGAGCGCAAAGTTTCGCATCGTGACGTGGTTGAGAAGGCATTGGCCGAAGGCAAACCCGTTCCTAAGAATGTATTAGCCGATTATCCAGACCTGCATCAAAATGCGTCTTCTACGCAACAAACTGGAAAGATCGAGGACTTCGGCCAGAAAATCGGAGGGGCCAGAAAAGATATCTGGCAGTCCTACAAAGATACTCTGGACGAAGCCAAGGACATAGACGTTGCAGCCGAACCGCTCTCGAAATCCTGGCCTGCACCAAATTATGATTCTCTACTGGAGGCAGGCGCTGATCCGTGGGCGGTCGCTTTTATGCATGCAGCCCGCGATGAAATCCCGGCCAAGCCTTCAAAGTCATGGCGCCTGAAAGGTTGGGTGGATCAGGTCAAACTCTTGCGCGATTTTGCAATTGGGCTTGCCGATGGCGCAGTATCTGTTGAGCACGCCCGAGAAGAAATCACGAAGAGGGATTCTCTGCGCGACATAGCCGGTCGGATCGAACTCTACATGGAGGTCGGGCACAGCCAGTCCTTGCGCGGCGTGAGAATTTCCTACGGTAATTATAGCCTTCACAACGGCATTGAATATGACCCGCCAAAGAC